CTTAATAAACAGACCCTTACTTGCTACAACTTCACGTCCGCCTTTGATAACAGCACCCATCTCTCTAGGGCAATGGAAACTACGTTCCATCATTGCCGGAAAACTTTCGTTAACTTGATCTGAGATATTGTCATAGAGTTGCACAGCAATGTCTTTATTCCATTCCATCTTGCCTTCTTCTACGTCTTTCTTAACCGCAGGCCAAGCACTAAAATAGCATGAGTCAGTGTCACCGTAGATAATAGCTTCGCCAGTGTGATCATACTTGCCTGTGATACATTCGTTAATAAAAGCATCCATGTGTTTGGCAATAGTACGACCTGTAAGCGTAGTTGATTGCCCGATACGTTTATCAAAGAATCGACAGCCTGGATTTAATAGTGCGCCATATAGACTGTTTAAGTTAATCTTTTTAACTAATTGTCGTTTGTCCCAGAACGCAATTTCTTCCGGGTCAGTGGCTTCTTTCTTCTTGGCCTGCAGTTCTTTACGTTCAGCATACCAACGTTTGAGCAAACTAGGTACAATAGCTTCTTTTTCAAAACTAAAAATAGTACCATTAGCACTTAAGATCCAAGGTTGATTGCTATTGAATATCATATCCCATACTTCTTTAGCAGTATGCGAAGTCAATCCAGCATTACCTTCCCAATCAATGGTAACTTCTACTCCGGGTTTGCCTTCCATAACTGCAGTATACTCTAATGTACCAAACATGTTTTCCCATGCATCAGCAAAACTACTACCAGCATCCATTTTTTGTTTGATGTAGTGATCAGTCATGATAGGACGCAGTTGTCCTACAATAGTTTCTGGACCCATATTCAGTGCGCGAATAGCACTTGGGTATAGTGAATTAATATCTACTGAACCAATGTATTCGTGCATGCCTTTTTTAGGATGTGCTACATACGCACCTGCGGCCTGTGTGTCTCCTTGACTGTCACGGCCTGAACGATTCATTACTACTAAGCCCTGTTGATGTGCTTGGTTAATAATAGCCTGTTCAGTAACTGCTACCGCACCCATTGTGGTTTGTAGTAACACGGTGTTATCATGTGCAAGTTCGTTGGCTAGGTCCAAGAAGCGTAGTTTCTTATCTAATTTACCCAACAACATAGTATCTTGACGGTTGTAGTCAATAAACTTAGGAAAGTCTTTGTTGTACAGTTGATCTAATGTACCTTCATAGGCAACTTTACGTTCATCTAACTCATATTCACCAATGGCATCTAACGCATAACTATGACGTTCTTCATAGGTGTACTTACGATATAGTTGCATATAGTCTAGATGCACACGACCAATTAGGTCAAATGTAATGTTAGTGGCACCAAAGCGTTCAAAGTCACGTTGTTTGGGATATTGACCCCATAAACACATACGGCGTGTGTCATCTTTGCTTAGGACACGTGTAATACGTCCGATGGTATAAGGGATATCGTAGCCCTCACTGTTCCAACCGCTTAATACATCTGCATCATCTATTAGGTTAAGGAATGTATCTAACATGTCTGCTTCACGTTCAAACATAAAACAGTTATCATATTGGTCACATATTTCCTGTGCAGTTTCCCAGGTATAACCTTTTGGCGGAATAACTAATGTAACTAATTTGTCTAACCAATCTAGATATACTGAAATAGCAGTGATTGGATTAAATGGATCACTTGTTGGCGCATAACCGCGCTGCGGATCAAAGTCCACCTCAATATCCCAAAATGCTGTTTGTAATTTAGGACTGTTAGCACCTAGATAGTTGTCTTCTAGACAACGAAATACGGGATTAATATCACTTTCCCAAATGCGTTTATCGTTGTTAATGCGCAGTTCTTTATGAAATTCTTTACCGATGCGTGTGCTGAATCTGCTTACGGGTGTGTCGTAGATAGTACGATGTTTGCCTTTGGGGTCATCATAATAAAACACATAATTTGCTGGAAATTCTTTGTACTCTCTGGTACCATTGTTGCGTTCAACAATATGGATACGATCCTTGGCACGATCGTATAGTGCGTCTACATAACTCATAACTCTCCTGCCATTTATAGCTGGCTAACTTTTCTACATGTACGTAAGTGTACGACTCTTTTATTATACTTAGTTTAACGACGTTAGCCAATGGCTTATTTCGTCAAACACTATTTGGTTTCCGTGATCATCTAAATGGTTTATCAATCCAGGATGTTTACTAAATGTTTGATTAATGTTGTATACACATGGTATATCATACCGAATACCGTTGGCATTGTTGACCATATGAAATTGGTTTAGTTCTGGATATTCACCTAGGATGTATAGTATTTCTTCGCAGAGCAATCTAGATATATCATTGTAGTAATCTAGTTCAAAATAGCGTTCAAAATAGTCTACAGCAATTTTAGTGTCTGATTCTGGGCGATCTTTAAGGTCACTGTAGATTAAATCTGCATCCTTGTGTAGAGGATCATTTGCATGTACAGGATGTACCTTGCAGTGTACTCTATTGGGGCTTGCATGACTGATAATTACTGCATTGTACTGAGTAAAATCAATCGATTTAATTTGCTGTAGGACTTTATATTCGCTTACTGCAGCCTGTGCTATGTTAGTAACAGTGTGCTGTTCGGCTAAGAGATTAGGCCATCCTTTTTGATCAGGATACTTAACCTGCCAGTCGGCAGCAAAACTGTCACCACATACAGCTATTTTCATTAAAGCGTGCGGCCAACAGTTTCTAAGATGTCTGTAAGTTCTTCGTGATCAGCATTGGTATCTGTAAATTTACTTTTTTGTGCGATCTTAATGGCTTTTTTAAGGATAGCAGGTTTGATTTCTAGTTCTTCTGCTACTGCTTTGATAGTATCGCTTAAGCCCGCATTTAAATCTTCAACTTCTTGCATTACTTGAATGCCTTCGTTTACTAACTGTGTTAATTTAGCTTTTTGCTCGCCTGAAAACATACGTGATGCCATAGTTCATTCCTTTGTGTAAAAATATATTATATGTGATTAAGTTGACTTAGTCAAGTCTTTTATGATAATGCAGCAATTATCTCCGAGGCTGGTGTAGTAGTCCATCTAAAGTTAATTGTAGTGCGTCTGTTTGAGCGATACCCTGGCGGTCGTTCAACTGAATGTATAGCGTGTACATCGAATAACCAAGTTTCACCTTCATTTAATTTACACGATACATCTCGTTCAATTTTATCTATGTCAGGCATGGTAAATGCTGCTATCTGATGCGGTTCAGTTACTTTCCAAAACCATGTAGTTTCAATGTTATCACCCACTGATGTGATCAGTGTAAAGGTCGTATCTCTACTATTGGGATTTCCTGTGTCTTGGTGGGGAAACATATAGTCCCCATCGGACATTGTCTGTATTCGAACATATGGTGGCACTGGCATATTTCTAATCTTTGCAGGCAATCGATTAAATATTTCTTCTTCTAATGCCTGATGCATCTGGTGAATTTTAAAATTAAATAATTCCTGGCCAGCAAAGTGGTCAACCATCTTTTTCTTAAGTTGCCAATAGAGATCAACTGTATCTTGACATTCAGGCAATAATAGATATTTGTGATTTAATTCCGAGGGTTCATTTTCGCTATACTCAGAAGTTACTGTCTGCAAATGCTCGTACTCAGCTGATAAAATTAAGTTTATCTGTTCGGTTATACTTGGAGTTAGGATATCTAACTCAGTTAGCATACAATATTTCATAGTAATGCGTGCATGACTTCGGTGATGGTTGTGTTACTCCATCTAAAGTTAATACATACACGATTCCTCTCACGGAATCCTAAGGGACGCTCAACTGAATGAATTTCGTTGATGTTAAACAGCCAAGTTTCACCGTCAGACAACTTAGCAGATGACACACGTTCCATTTTGTCCATGTCAGGCAATGTTCTAATAGCGATATGATGCGGTTCTGTTTGACGCCAAAACCATGTAGTTTCAATGTTATCTCCCACAGATGTAATCAATGTTGTGGGCATAGGAGCACTATCAACATGTGGGAATAGGTAATCTCCGTCAGTCATAGTCTGTAGACGTATGTATGGAGGCATGGGCATGTTTCTAATCTTTTCTGGTAAACGACTAAAGATTTCATCTTCGAGGTCTTTGTGCATCTGATGGATCCTAAAATCCATTGCAACATGGTCCTTATAGTAGGCAACTATCTTTGCTTTGTAACTGGCATATAGTGCATGTTCTTCTGGATCATCTGTTAGGAATCGATATCTGTGATTAATATCCGAAGTGCTGGTGTCGTTATATTCTGCTGTTAGTGTTAGTAAATGTGATTCTGTTGTTAGTATTGCATTTATTTGTTCGCTGATGCTAGGGGTTAATATATCTAGGTCAGTGAGTAAGCAATATTTCATATCATATAGTCCGATTAAGTATGAAAATATTTAGCCAGCAGGGTAGGCTATATAAATATTTTCATACCACAAGGGCATTATGTGATACTCTATTACAATCCAGATGTTACAATCACTAATATAAAAATTATAGGATATAAATGTGCTACCTATCCTAATGATTTTAAATATCAAATGTCAACTGACACTGTAACACCCCCAATTGATATCATTGAACCTGCTGAGTTTTATTCTACTGACGTTAAGGAATTTGCAACTACAGCATTTATTGTCTGTGTTTTTAAAAACCTTACTGAACGAAAAAACCTAATAGACTATATTAAACTGCATAATCTAAATAAATGTAGTTTTATACATAAATCATCTTGCATTAACCTAGAAACTATTACAGTCGGTCCTGGTACGTTTATAATGCAATATTGTGTTATTGCACACGAAGCCGCGATCGGCGAAGATTGTTTAATTACACCATATACACTGATTAGCCACAGGGTTAAATTAGGTAACAGTGTCAATGTCTGTCCTAATAGTTTAATAAATGGCAGTGTAACAGTGGGTGATTACACCTACATTGGATCTAGATCGACTCTACGGGATAATGTAAATATTGCGGCTAATACTTATGTTGGTATGATGTCATCTGTAAGCAAAGACATTGATGTTATAGGAACTTACGTTGGATCGCCATGCCGCAAGATTAATGACCAAACTGTATTTGATCATTTTAATTTTGTTTAATTAATTCTAGAATACTAGATTCAAGTCCAGAAGTTAATATAGTTTCTGCAACCTGTTTGAATTCATTGACAAAATACTGTTGATTGTGTTTGAATCTATCAGCATGTGTATGCCATAGTCGGCTGGTTAGTTCTACATCTACTAATAAATGTCTATTCAATTCAATAGCCTCTGATAATCGCAATGCGTGATCAGTAATAGTATCATAACTGTGATCAATCACATCATCAAATACATCAAATCCCAGTAATCGCAGTTGTTCTACTGTGCCACTGCTGGAAATAAAAATAGGAAAATTTGCTCCTAAGATAGTATTAACATACTTGTCGTTTAAAAATTCAGATGGTTCAAAAAATGTTGTATCAGTAACAATATCAATAAATGTATGTTGGTACAGTGGTGCCAGTACTTGATTATAGTTATTCAAATAATCCTTATAGTATGGTAAATTTAGAAGTTTACTATGATCAAACTTAGTGATACCTTTACGAATTTCAGATTTAACATGATTGTGTACTGTATCAAAACACCAATCTAAAAAACACCCTACGGTAGGGTCATTATTCCATCCAATGCAACTTACATAGCCATACTGATCTAAGTCGCTGGCTAACAGATATGTGACAGCCGCAGTTCTATGAGGTCTATTAACATTGTTTAGACAAATAAAAGTTTTAGCATCTGGGGATTTAGTTGTAACTACAGGCGAATTGGTATATTGTGATGCTTTGTGACCTAAGGTACCTAGGCCTAGACCTTTGAATATTAAATTGTTAGGTAGTGCAATTTGACTAATTTCTCTAGACAGATTTGCTACCAGACTGCAAAACAAGATAGTTTTGTTAGGATTCTGTTCAGCCGTGCTAACAAAATTTAATACTGTGTCACTAACTAAAAATGGAATAGTATATTGATTGTTTGGAGTAAACTTAACATATCGTAGAAAATTGTTATGGTATAAGTGATCAGTATTAATGACGATTATATATTGTTCGTTGAGATTGGAAATATAATCTGCACATTTCAATTTAGAATGTTCTGACACTATAACTTTATAGTTAGAAATTTGATATTGGTCAAGTAATCTAACCACTTGTTCAGACATCCACCTAGGGCTAAACGGTAAATTAGTTAGCCAATTTGTTGCTTGGGTAGCATCTAGTAACTCAGTCTCTTCCCACCATACTACATTTTTCATTTATCAACTACTGAAGTCGCAAACACATGTTTGATTAACCAAGCCGAAACATCAATCTCGTTACTCTTTACTTTGTGTGTGTAAAGCCAAGGTCTGGCATGATGATTATTATGCAAACCTATACCCGAAAACAATGCCAGTGCATTGATATAAGAATTATTTGTAGTATTATCATTAGTATTAAAATTTCGATATCCAACTTTGTGTACTACTACATCAATACAAGAACCCAATTGCAACGACAAGCACACTGGTAGTATAATTGCATAGAATGACAATTTAACGCTTAATAGTAAACAGACAGCCACAAAACTGTAATACAGTACATAATGATATTTGTTCATAAACACATAAAATTTAGAATTAGTCAATTCTGGTGCAGTCATTGGTTCAGGAATATACGTTGCTTTTATTATACCGTAGCCCAACCAGGTTAAAAATGGATGATTTGCAGATTGCAGATTATCGTACGGTGTTTCTGTATATTTGTGATGTCGGCGATGCCCTAATACAAAATGTATAGTGGATCCCATATTTGCTAACATTCCGCAAAGGAACAAAAACATTTCAGTTGGTTTAGAACAGGTAAAACTTCGATGGGTAAAGTATCTATGCAGTGCGATATCATGCCCTATTACAGCGTAGAAAAAATATGCAATTAATGTAATTAAGAGATACTTAGGATCCCATAAGAAATACAACCCTATTACTGATAAGATTGCAAAAACTGATATCTTTAATCTAATTATATTGTTGATTATATTGTCCATACAGATATTTATAATTGCTGGTACTACGCAAAATAAAATTAATTGACTTTAGTAAGCAGGTTGATTGCAGGAATTCTACTGCACGTATTAGCAGTTCCAACGACGGCGTGCTTTACAAATTGCTTTATCTGGAGTCTTAGCACAGCTGATGTTATGCATCTTCATTTGACCTTTACTACGTGAGCAATAGCTCTTACGGCGTTTGCTGGCTTTGCTGCCTTTCTTTAGTTTGCTAGGTTTAGTAGTAACGGCTGTTTTTAATTTGCTACCAGGATGTTCACGGCGATAAGCATTAACAGCTTTCTTACTCATGCCGTCTGTTTTGTCTTTCTTGTTGACCTTTTGCCAATCTTCATTTACTGGCTCTTGTGTCACAGCAAATACATATAGCTCGTCATCAGTTAAAGATTCTAAGTCTTCCCAAACAACTTCACTATCAACATTGTTCTTAGCGGCAATGTGCTCAACCATTGTTTCGATCATGTCAAACTCTTGATCTAGTTCTTCGTTAATGCCTGCTTTTTTCTTTTTAGCAATAGCAATAGCGGCCTGTTGTGCAGCATTAGCGGCTTCATCTACGCTTTCATTTGGCACACAGTTGTTAACACGAACGCCACCTTTGATCTTAGTACCTTCTTTGTGTTTGCCTTTCCAGCATTTTGCATCTAAGCGTTGTTTTACTTCGGCTAAAAATTCATTTGCTCTCATTTTTTCTTTCCTGATTTCATATTGGCACACCAATGTGCCATGCGTTGCTTTTCGCCTGTACTATGTGCGGCTATACTACGTAATTTACTCACTGACTGTTTACAATTAACACCACTGCGTTTGGCCAGACCTTTACGTCCTGGCTTCTTACCATCAGCAAAGTTTTCTATAATAAATTCACTGGCTCTCATTCTGATTCTGTGTTGGGCAATAATACTGGATCTGCTGATAAGTATTCTGGGAATTGTTTATCAAATTCACGCATGATGATACCAGCTACTTCATGTGCTTCATTTTCGATTGGGCTACCTGTGTGCCAACTGGTTGAATCTAATCGATGTTCTTCACCTTGTACATAGTGTGTCATTTCGTGCGCTAAGGTACGTAGAATATCCACCGGTTGGCGATTGGCTACGACTACAGATATAGCTCTTTCTTCGTTGACAAAACGACCAAATGTTGGAATATTTGCATCTGGTATTGATTTAACTAATTTAATTTTTGGAATGTGATCTAAACCCAAATGCTTAACAGCAATAGGCAAGAAGTCACGTAGTGCATCAATTAAAGTTAATTGTTTAGATTCTTCCTGTTCAAACATTTCGAATAGGTTCATTATAGTAATCCTGCCAATTTACGTAAAAGGTTAATGCTTTCGTTTGTTTGGTCTACCGGCTCGGCTACAAAACTAGGACCTGACGTTACATCATCAACTGATATACCATTTCTATGTGCAAATAAACGAATAGCTTCTGCACGGTCCGGAGCTCTAATTATTTCACGTCCGTAGGTGTGATTACCTACACGCCATTGTTGTTCGTCACTCTCACTGCCCATAAGGTCATTGATATCCTCGTCATCATG